AAGATATTTAGAATTTAATAATGCTTTTATAGAAGGTGGCAGGAAATTAACAAAAGAAGAAATTACAGGAAAGGCAATTCAAGAAATGGGAACAAGTGATTTATATAGGGAGGACTAAAGATGATAGTAATAAAATGTGATTTATGTAATAAAAAATATAATCATATAAATTCATTAGTCTTATACAGCAAAGAAATAGATTATTGTGATAAGTGCTTAAAGAAAATAGAAAAAATACAAGAAGAATTTAAGAGAGAAATAAAATATCAAGAAGTATTTTTCGATTCTGCATTAAGAAATAAAGAAAAGCAACTTATAAAAAAATACAAAGGAGGAGAGAATGAGAAAAGAATATAGAGTGCCATATAGAATAAAAGAGTATATAAAAAATGAACTATATCAATATTGGGATAACAAGAAAATATTTGATGAAACAGAAATGGATATTATAGAAGAATCTCCACCTCCTGCAGATGGACAACCAAAAGGAAACAAAACAGGAAATCCGACAGAAAGTAAAGCAATAAGAATAATAAATAAAACAAGTACAAGACGATTACTAACTATAGACAATAGATTAAGAGGAATAGAAAAAGTGTTTAAAATGTTAGTTCCAGAAGAAATGGAAGTGGTAGAATTAATCTTTAAAGAGGGTAAGAGCCAGATATATACAGAAATGAATAACAATATAAGTAAAGATACATATTATAACACAATGAATAAAACAATATGGTTAGTAGCAAAAGAATTTGGAGAAATTTAAAAAGGTACGAAAAAAGTACGAATACGAATTAGTTTTTAATGATAAAATGCTAATAGGTAATAAAGTAATCAGTTAGAGATTACGAAGAAGAAGGGCTGTAAAAGGCTCTTTTTTATTGCAATTAATGATACTAGATAGATTAATATATGTAATAAGTTCTCCAGTATTACCTCCTTTTTTTATTGGAATTTTTTTATTGTTTTTTTAAGTACAATTCTAGTTATGTACTTAAAACAAAGGAAAAGAAAAAAATGGTGAGTGAATTATGCCTAGTGTTCAAATGCAAAGATTGTCCAGAACAGTTAAGATGCTGCGGTTGCAAACACAATTATATATTAATTAAATCAGAAACAAACAGTAATATATATAAGTGCAGTAAGTGCGGATATAAGATACGTTTAAATAAGGATAATCCGTGTTGTGTATGTATGCGATCATGTAAGGGCAAAATTAAAACTACTATTGATAAAGAAAAAGGAATTTATGAAATATGTAGTGGATTCACAAGAGAAGATATAGAAAAGGAGTAAACATGGAATTTGAAATAAACAATAGCAAATGGACAATTAAAGTAGTAAGTGAAGCAGAAATCAATAATGAAATGAAGAACGATTATACTTTAGGAGCAACAGTATATAAAACACAGGAGCTATTGTTGCTGCGTAATCAAGCAAATCCTATAAAAACATTGAAGCATGAGTTAGTACATGTATGGTTATATGAATATGGACATAATCAACATGAAAAAGAATTTAACATGGAAGATGTTTGTGAAATAGTAGCAAGTAGTAATGATTTCATAAATGAAATTGTAAAAAAGTTTATAAAAGAAAACTAAATATAAAAGAGAAACAAAACTCTTAAAAATAGGGAAGGTGTACAATATGGAAGAAAAACATGCAGGTGGCAGACCACTAAAATTTAAATCAAAAAAGAAACTTGAGGTAGCAATAGAAAAATACTTTATGGAATGTGATATGTACGGAGAGCCTTACACAGTAACAGGACTATGTTTAGCATTAGATATAGACAGAAAAACATTGATAAATTATGGAGAAAGAGAAGAGTTTTTCCACACAATAAAAAAGGCAAAGTTACGAATTGAAAACTATTTAGAAAAAAGGTTGATAAAAGATAGTAGCTGTACTGGAATAATATTTAATTTAAAAAACAATTACAATTGGAAAGATAAGCAAGAAGTAGATTTAGAATCAGATAAACCATTCAACGTAAACATAAGGGTAGTTGATTAAGATGGATATAGCAGTTACTAGAAACCAAGATACATTTATAAATGCACAAGTAGATGAAGTATTGTACGGAGGTGCAGCAGGAGGAGGAAAATCTTATGGACAACTTATAGATGCTCTATTGTATGCGTTAAAGTATAGTAAATCTAAACAATTGATATTAAGAAGAACATTTCCAGAACTTGAAAAATCATTAATAAGGGTAAGTTTAGAAATATATCCAAGAGATATAGCAACATATAATGATAGTAAGCATATATGGAGATTTAAGAATGGAAGCATTATAGATTTTGCATATTGTGATAATGAAAAAGACGTGTATAAATATCAATCTGCAGAATATGATGTTATAAGATTTGATGAGCTAACACACTTTACAGAAAGTATGTATATATATCTTTTATCCAGAATAAGAGGTGCGAATCCTTATCCTAAAATGGCAAAGAGTTCTACTAATCCAGGAGGAGTAGGGCACGTATGGGTAAAAGAAAGATTTATAGATATAGGAGAACCTAACAAGATTCATGAAATAAAATTAGAAAATGGAAGAATAAGCAGAAGAATATTTATACCAAGCAAAATACAAGACAACAAGTTTTTATTAGAATATGATCCAGATTACTTAACTAGGTTAGAGAATCTACCAGAAAAAGAAAAGAAAGCATTATTGTATGGCGATTGGGATATATTTGATGGAGTATTCTTTCCAGAATTTAAAAGAGATATACATGTTATATCTCCTTTTTTAATTCCTGAAAGTTGGAATAAATATATAGCACTTGATTATGGACTAGATATGTTTGCGGTATTATTTATTGCAATAAATACAAGAGGAAAAGGTTTTGTGTATGATGAAATACACGAAAGCAACTTGATAGTAAGTGAAGCAGCAAAACTTTTGAGAAACAAAGTTGATTTAAAAACAATAAAAGCAATATATGCTCCACCAGATTTATGGAATAGAAGAAATGATACTGGTAAATCCGCAGCAGAAATATTTTATGAAAATGGAGTAAAATTTGATAAATGTAGCGCTGACAGAGTAAATGGATGGCTTGCTGTAAAAGAATGGATTAAGCCCTTTGATTCAGTAGATGAACAAACAGGACAAGATATAAAAGATAGTAATTTAAAAATATTTGCAAATTGTACTAATTTGATTAGATGTTTACCTGCAGTACAATATGATGAAAAGAAACCAAATGATGTAGCAACAGAACCTCACGAACTAACACATATAACAGATGCATTAAGATATTTCTGTGTATCAAAAACAAGAAGAACACAAGAAAAGATTATAGAACAAAAAAGAGATCCATTTTTTAGCTATGAGAAACCAAAAATTTATACAGAGGTAGGGCAAAAAATAAAAGTAATTTAGGAGGATGTAATGGATATTATATACGTTATTATGCTAGTCTTTATGACTGGCTCTTTTTGTATCATGAGTTTTTTAATTGGTAGTAATAGAAAAATGAACTTTAATCCTATTCAAACTATTAAAGAACATAAAGAAGTACAAAAAAAGAAAGAGGAAGCTGACTTGAAATCAAGACAAATGAAAACAATGTTAGAAAATATTGAAAGATATGATGGAACATCAACAGGACAAAAGGATATACCTTTAGAATAAGGAGGAAACAATGGATTTAGAAGAGTTAAAAGAAACAGATGTATGGACTTTATATACACAAGGACAAGAATTTGCAAGAAGAAGAAATATATATGAAGAAACAGACGAAAACTTTAGAATGTATAATGGCGATCAATGGGCAGGACTTAAAATAAAAGATGTAGAGCCTGTGCAACTTAACTTTATAAAACCAATTATAAATTACAAAATAGGAGCAATAAGTCAAAACTTATGGGCAATACATTATAGTGTTGATAATTTAGATAACGAACAATTTGCACCTGCTGCAAGAAGGGCATGTGAATTATTAAATAAAAAAGCAGCAAAGATATGGGAAAACAGATATATGGATTATAAAGTAAGACAAATTGGAAAAAATGCAGCAATAAATACAGAATGTCCAGTATATATGAACTATGATGAAGAAAAAGGTATGCCAGACGTAGAAGGATTAAACAAAACTGATATTTATTACGGAAATGAAAACAATTCTGATATACAATCACAGCCATATATTTTAATTAAAAAGAGAATGTCAGTATTACAAGCAAAAGAGTTTGCAGAAGATAATGGAGCAAAGAAAAAAGAAATTGAATATATTATAGGCGATCAAGAAACATTTGAAGAAGCAGGAGAAAAAGCAAAAGAAGAAAAAGACAATATGGTAACTATAGTTTGGAAATTATGGAAAGAAAACGGAACAGTACATATTGCTATTGCTACTAGATATTGCGAAATAAAAAAAGACGAAGATACACAACTTACACTTTATCCAATAACACATATGTTATGGGAAGAAGAAATGGGAAGTGCAAGAGGTGCAGGAGAAGTAACAACAGGACTTAAAGCAAATCAAAGGGAAGTAAATAAAACTTTAATGAGAAGAGCGGTTGTTGCAAAAAATACAGCATATCCTCAAAAAGTTGTAAATATTGATAAAATTGTTAATCCAGAGTCTTTAGATGAGGTCGGAGGAATTATAGAAGTATCTGGAATAGATGCTCAAAATGTATCAAGTATATTTGCAGCAGTAAATCCTGCTCAAATGAGTTCGGATGTAGAGAAATTACAAAATGATTTAATACAAGTAAGTAGAGAACTTGCTAGTGCTTCACAAGCAGCAGCAGGAGATATAGATGCAGAACAAGCATCTGGTAGAGCAATTCTTGCAGTACAACAAGCTTCACAACAACCTTTAGTAGAACAATTAAGTATGCTAAAAAGAACAATAGAAGATATTGCAAGAATATGGCTAGACATGATTAAAACATATAATCCAGATGGATTAAGTGTAGAAATAGAAGAAGTAGATGAAACATCAGGAGAAAAATATACAGTAATAGAAAAAATAGATGGAATAACTCTTCAAGAATTACAGGCTAGTGTAAGAATAGATATAACTCCAAAGAGTGCTTATGATAAATACGCACAAGAGAGAAGTATTGAAAATCTATTTGTTAAAGGTATGTTTAGTCCTCAAATGCTAGGACAACTTGAATTTTATTTACAATGTTTAGATGATGATAGTGTAATGCCAAAACAAAAACTTTTAGAAAGAGTAGAAAAAGAAAAAGAAAAGCAACAAAGAATTGCAGAGATACAAGCAAGAGCACAACAAATGATACAACAGCAACAACAATTCTATAATCAAGATCCAGATGCACAAGCAACACAAATGATGAAAAACAAATTAAAACAAAGAATTATTGATGATTATAGAAATAGACAAAATTCTCAAAATGTAGAGCAAGTAGCACAAAATATTTCACAAGAGGGCGAATAAAAGGCTTGCGAGAATTGAATTTAAGACGTTTTTAATTTTAAGGAATATACTTGTATTCCTTATTTTTTATGCCCAAAACGTGTTTATGGCTTAAAACTGATTTCATGGAATTAATAGTCTACCAGACTTTAAATGAGGAGTAAAAAATGGAAGATGAAGAAGAAATGTTAGATACAACTAACGAAACTGAAAATGTAGATACTGAAACTACAGAAGAAAATCAGGGAGAGGTAAATTCTGAAACCGCTGAAACAGAAGAACAAAGTTCTGAAGTAGAAGAAACAGAGGAAAAGAAAATCGAACTTACTCAAAGCCAATTAAATGAAATGATAGCTGAAAGAGTAAGAAGAGAACAAAATTCATCTAAAAGAAATGAAGCTAACTTAAGAAGAGAGTACGAAGAAAAATATGCAAATATAGAAAATATTATAAATGCAGGTTTTGGTACTTCTAGTTTAGATGAAGGATTAGATAGAATTGCTGATTTGTGTAAACAAAAAGGTATTAAGATACCAGAAAAGAAAAACAGCTTTTCACAATCTGATTTAGAAGTGTTAGCAAATTATACTGCAGACGAGATCATAAAAGATGGATATGAAGCAGTAGATAACGAGCTTAAGAAGTTGGCAAATAAAGGTGCTGACAAAATGAGCCAAAGAGAAAAACTAATTTTCTCAAAACTAAATAATGAGAAAAAAGTTATGGATGGGGAGAGAGAATTAGAAGCAATAGGAGTAAAGACAGAGATACTTAAGAGCAAAGAATTTAAAGACTTTGCGGACAAGTTTACTGGAAGTAAATTCTCTATGAAAGAAATATACGAAATGTATAAAAAGCCTAAACCAAAGGCAAAACCAATTGGAAGCATGATTAATAATAATCCAAAAGAGGATAAAAACTTTATTTCGGAAGCAGAGTACGACAAAATGACTCCAGAAGAAATAGAAAAAAACATGCCTTTAATTAGAAAATCAATGCTTTCATGGTAAAAAAAGAAAGGAATGATTTTACATGGCTGCAAATTTTAAACCAATGTTTTGGAGTAAATATTGCCAAACAGAATTAAAAAAAGCTTTAGTTCTAGCAACTTGGTGCGACTATAAATTCGAAGGAGAAATTAAAGGTGGAGCTAGACTAAAGATAGTAGGAGCTGTTAGACCTACAATTCAAACATACGTACCAGGAACAGATTTAACTATTGAAAAATTAGGAGATAGTGCTCAATATTTAGATATTGACCAATATAAAGCATTTGCTTTTGAAGTTGATGACGTAGATAAAGCACAATCTAAAGAAGGATATTTAGAAACAGAATTTGATGAAGCTAAAAATGCACTTGCAGAAGATGCAGATGCTTATGTAGGCACAATGGCTGCAAAAGCATTATCAAGTATGAAATCAGCTTCTAAAGATATTAGTGCAGAAACTGATCCTCTTGCAACAGTTGATGCAGGATTAATAAAACTATATAAAAATAATGTTCCTTCAACAGAAGAATTAGCAGGAGATTTAAACCCAGAACATTTAGTATTAATAAGAAATAAACTTGGTAATTTATTCACAGATAACGTTGAATATATTAAGAGAGGTGCAGTTGGAAAATACAACCAAGTTTATTTAAGAATGTCTAATAATCTATATAATGATGGAACAGATGATTACGAAATGATTAGAACTAAAAAAGCAATAGCATTTGCTAATTGTATTGAAAAAGTAGAAAAATGCAGACCTTCTGCAAGATTCTCTGATGTAATCAAAGGACTTCATTGTTATGGAGCAAAACTTGTTAGACCAAAAGAGCTATATGTAATAAAAGCTCATTAATAAAAGAGGTGCATTTAAACACCTCTTAATTTTTTATTAAGAAAGGAATGATATTATGGCAGCAGCAACAGGAAAATTCGTTGTATCAAAAAATGAAATTAAATCAATAGCATCAGATTTAACAGCAGTAAATACTACTGATGGAATTAAATTTGATTGCAGAAACTATCCAAATGAAAGGATAATGTTTATAATTGCTAATACAGAAGCATCAACTGCAAAAGATGTAAAAGTATTGAAACCAACTTCTGGTGGATATGCAGCAGCAGATGAAGATTTAACATTAAGTCTTGCTGCAGGAGCACAAGCAGTTGTATTTGTTGAATCTGCAAAATATGCTAACAATGATGGAAGTATATTTTTAGCAGGTGGAAGTGCAAATGTTAAAGCAGTTGCAGTAGTTATAGGATAATTCAAGTAGCCTTAAATGGCTACTTTTTATATCGTGATAAGAGAAAATAATGTTAGTGCAACTCTAACAATCACGTTTAGGAGGTTATTATGAAAGAATTAGAAAAATTAGACAAAGTTGTACCAGTACCAGATACAACATTTTACGGAGCATTTTATTACAATGACGAGGACATAAACTTATGTAATGATGAGGAAACATTGAAAGATGAAGAAGAATCAACATACATAAGAGTAACAGACAAAATTATCAATGGTGTTTTATACAAAGAAAAAGTGTTAGACGTAACACTAAAAGATGGAAAACACATAAAAGAAGAAACAAAGAAAGAACTTCCATTAAAAAAGGGAGATATGCTTATATATGTTATGTATGAAGGCTTTGTTAAAACAAGAACAAAATTAATTACAATTGATGAAGCAGTAGAAAGATTAAAACTATTAAAAAGTCCAGAAAAGGAGAATTAATTAGATGACTTTAAAAGAATTTAAAGAATCAGTTTTACAATTTATAGAAGAATATGATAGTGCAGAAAGTAGTTTAACAAAAGATATTGATATTTCAAGTAAAATAGATGCTACGATCAACAATGTTATGTTTGAAGTAAGCAGATATAAGAAAATAGAAGCTAAAGAAGTTATATCAGTTGAAGAAAACGAAGAGAAGGAATTAGCTGATATAGGCGACAATTGTTATCAAATAAAAAAGATAACAGGAGTTTCTTACGAACAAGAGGGTAATTTTGTAAAGTTTAAAGAAGAAGGCGAAGCTACTGTATACTACTATAAATATCCTAAAGCTATAAAACCTGATACGGATGGAGAAAAATATAAATTTGAATTAGATCCAGACGCATTAGAAGTAATGAAAATAGGAGTTGCTGCAAAACTGCTTAAAACAGATGTTTCTAATCAGTACGGAAAGATTTGGGAAAATGAATATATAAGATTATTACAAACATTAGATTCAAGAAAAAATGCAGGAATTGTAGTAATTAGAAAACGGAGTTGATGTTTAATGGGTAGCACATTAACAGGATATGCAGCAGGAAGCTTATTATTAAGAAATTATAACTCTTTTAGAGGGGTAGACTATACAAACTATGAAGTAAGTTTATATCGTTCGCCAGATTCTAAAAACATGTGGAAAAATTATAAGTCTTTAGGAAAAGGAATAGAAACAAGACCAGATATAGAGAATTTTTTACAATTAACTAATACTATATTTGGTCTATTTTTTTACAAAATAGGATTAGTAGAACACATGATAATTCATTGTGGAGTATCTTTAATAGATTACAATATGAGCACAAAAGTTTCTACTACTATAAAAGCAACAGGCATGAATCCAAGAAGAAGTCAAAGTTTTATATTTGAGAACTTACTGTATATTAAAGATGGAATAAATTATTTGGTATATGATGGAGAAACTATTCAAGATGTAGTAGGTTATATTCCAACAACAACTATATCAAGAGCACCAAGCGGTGGAGGAACAGAATTTGAGGGTGTAAATCTTTTAAGTAAATATAGAAAAAATAGTTTTTGCGCTGACGGAGAAAGCACAATTTTTTATTGTGATGTACCAACATTTTCTAGTAATACAGTAAGAGTATGGGTAAATGATGAAGAGCTTTTAGAAGGATTTACAGTAGATTCGACTGCAGGAAGTGTAACATTTGCAGAAGCACCAGAAGCTCCTAATACAGATGGACAAGACAATGTAATTATACAATTTGAAAAAGAGGTTACAGGTTATATAGACAGAATTAAAAAATGTACTTTGCTTGCAGTTTTTGATGACAGAGTGTTTTTTGCAGGAAATCAAGATTATCCAAATGTATTATGGCATTGTAGTTTAGATGATCCAACATATATTGTAGATACAGATTATTACAATGAAGGATTAGATTTAAGTCCTATAAAAGCATTAGTACCTGGAAACAATGCTTTATGGGTATTTAAAGAAGCAAGTCAAGCAAATACAACAGTATTTTATCATACAGCATCTCCAACATATAAGAATGACATATTAGTAAATGTTTATCCTAGAGCACATTCAAGTATAACAACAGGCTGTAGGGCAACAGGAATAAACTTTAATGATGATATAGTGTTCTTTAGTGATAGAGGAATGGAAGGAATTACAGGAGATATTTCAACAGAGCAATTAATATCACATAGAAGTACATTAGTAGATCCAAAATTATTAAAAGAAATAAATTATGAAAAAATGATGTTAGTTAAATGGGAAGGTTATCTGTTAGTTATAATAGATAACCATATTTATTTAGCTGATTCTAGATGTTTATATACTAATCAAAATCACAATGAATATGAGTGGTTTTATTGGGAATTGGATTACGACATAAATTATGCAGCAGTAAAAGATGGAATACTTTATTTATGTACTACTGCAGAAAATGGAGTATCACATATATATACATTAACTAAAACAGATACAGAAATAGAGGCATACTGGACAACATGTTTAGATGGTTGCGGTTATCCTCAAATGCAGAAAATAACAAATAAAAGAGGTTGTGTAATCGACTTAACAGGAGAAGCGGTTGCAGTATATGTAAGAACAGATAATGGAGAATTTGAAAAAATAGATGATTTTGAAAATACAAAAGATTATATTGTGCCAAGAATTAAAAAGAAAAAATGGAAAGATATACAACTTAAAATATCTTCAAATACACCATTTGGATTAGAAAGAATATATTTAGAAGTTTATATAGGTTCTTATATTAAGAGATAGGAGGGAACAATGTCAACAGTAGATGAGAGTTTAGATAATATAGAAAGAATGCATAATGAAATAATGGCAAAGTCAGATTCGTTGAGTGGTTTCACAAAAAATGAAAATGGAGGATATTCTGTAGATTATAACGACCAGAGATTTATTGACATACAGAATGAACAAGCAAATAAAGAGGCTCAAACAAATGAAACATATAACAATATGATTAATGAATCAGATAAGTATTATAATAATCAAATTGATGCTGCTAAAGACTATGCACAACAACAAAGCGAGTTACAACAAGCTAATACTGATTTTGCTATACAACAGATAGAACAAGAAAAAGAACAGGCACAAAAAGATTATACAAAAGAGCAAAAAGGTGCATATTCAGACTATATGAAGAAAACAAAATCAGATGCTCAAAATATGGCAAATAGCGGATTAAGGAATACTGGATATAGTGAAAGTTCAGAAGTAAGTATTTACAATGCATATCAAAACAGAGTTGCAACAGCTAAAGATAGTTTAAATAGAAGTCTTTTAAATTTTAGTAACTCCATACAACAGGCACGACTTGCAAATAACGAAAAACTTGCAGAAATAGCTTATAATGCATTACAAATGGAAAATGAATTAAATCAGCGAGCATTTGAATATAAAAACAATTTGATTTTACAAAGAGAAAGTGCATTAGAGAGAATAAATGAAATGTACTATCAAAGATATCAAGATGTATTAAGTCAAATAAATAATGAGATAGCATTACAAATGGAAATAGATAGAATAGATAGAGAATACGAACAATGGATAACAGAGTTTACTGAACAAATAAGACAACAAAATTTAGCACATGAAAGATGGCAAAAAGAATTTGATGCAAATAGAGAACAATGGCAAAAAGAGTATGATTTAAAGGAAAGACAGATAGAACAACAAATAAGAGCAAGTCAAGCAGAAGAAGCATACCATTATGCACAAATTAGAAATATTAATACTGCAGCTAGAAGCAGTAATCCTTATAGTAATACTTCAAATAATAATGATACTGAACCAGAAGGATCAAGACAAGCATATAATGCAGCTGCAGGTTCTATAAGAGAATTACAGCAAATAATGAGAAATCCTGCAGGAAATAATAGTAGAGCAAATGCACAACAAGGATTAGACAGATGGAAACAAACTATAGCAAACATGGGAGCAAACGGTCAACTATCACGTAGTCAACAAGAACAGTTATATAGCTTAATAGCAAATGGATAGGAGGATATATAATGACTTATGAGGAATATCTTGCAAAAAAGAAGAAAGAACAATTTACATATAACGATTTCCTAGAAGAAAATAATATAAAAGAAAAAATAACGGAATATGATATAAACAACAATTCTTCTAATAGTTCTGATAAATGGTTTAAAGCTGATTTATTTAAAGATGGATGGCAAAGAGGAGATTTATTAAAAACCATAGGAAGTACAGTAGGAGATATAGGTGTAGATATAACAAAAGGAATAATGAATATTGGAGAAGGAATAGGAGATTTAATAACTTATGGTTCAGCTCAAATACAAGATTGGAGAGGAAATGACGAGAGAGCAAATGAATTAAGACAAAATGCACAAAAAAATGTTATTGATGATATTTTTAGTCCAGTAGATAATTATTTAGATAAAGGCTCTGTTTTAGGTGGAAAATCTGACAACATAGTAGAAGGAATAGGGTATGTAATAGGAATGACAGCAATTTCAATAGCAAGTGGAGGAGCAGGCGCAGGATTAGGAATGTCAGAAACTGCTGCAGCAACATTAGGAAGTACAATTACAACATTTACATCTGCTATGGGTAATGGAATGACAGAAGCATACCAGGATGGAGCAAAAGATAATGAAGCATGGCTATACGGATTTATATCAGGTGTAGGAGAAGCAGGTTCAGAGCTTATGTTTGGTGGACTTGGTAAAGCTTCAAGTGCAATAGGATTTTCAAAAGGTGTAGGAGAATTAGATGATAAACTTATAGGAAGTTTAACAAAACCTATTAAAAACAAAATGGTAAAAGCATTAACACAATATGGGTTAAAAGCAGCAGGAGAAGGTGTTGAAGAAGTAGCTTCTGGATTTGTAAATGCTTTAGGCAAAAAACTTACATACATGAAAGAAAAAGACTTTAAAGAAATATTAAAAGATGAAGATTTAGCAGAACAATTCTGGATGGGTACATTAACATCAGCACTTGTTCAAGCACCTAGTGGAGCAAGAAGTGTAGCTCGTGGAACTGATTATATTACTAATAGAACAGCAAACGA